CACGAATGTGGGACTTTGAATTCTCAACGAGTTCCGCGACGATACTATCGCCACTTCTCAACTTAAGAACTTTATAATTTTGTGCCATGTGAATCCTCCTTTAGATTGATTCTAATTTTTTTGTGTTCAAATCCCTCACCGTCATAAATCTTGAGGCGATCCTCGAAGTGACGGAGGGTATGATTCTTGTATTTTTTCCATGAGAGGTCATCTGCGATATCGTAAAGTTTTGCAACATCTTTATGCTCCGACTTCCGCAACTGACGACCAATGCTCTGTAACACCCGAATCCTACTCTTGGATGGTGAAGAGAACACAATATTATGTAGTCTTTTGATGGAGACACCAGTGCTAAATGTACCATAAGATGCGATGATGATCGCATCATCGATCTTTTCCGCGATCCTTCGGACTTCCTCTCGTAGATCAGCATCAGTCTTTCCATATATGAAGAAGACTTTTTTATCTGGGTTTATCTCTTCCATTAATCTGTGTAAGTGTTTACCGTGCTTCTCTACGAACTGAAATAGTACGAGAGTATTTCCTTTGAGGTTCGAGCAAAGATTACAGATAAACTTGTTTCTTTCTTCACTCTGTACGATGAAGTCTATTTCGTCTTGATAAGTGCTTCTTTTCATCTCATTACGAACTGCTTCGCTATGTCCTAACAGTATAGCATCTATCTTCAACTCTGACAAGAGTTTTCTTTCCATCAGCGTTTTTGTTTTTGTGACCTGATGCACTGGACCAAATAGACCCTCAATAACAAGTTTGTGCGTAAGAGATCCATCCAATGTTCCAGTGGTTCCTATTCGGACAGGACAGTTCTCTAGTTTAGTCATAATACCCGTCAGGGACTTTGCCTTGAATAAGTGACACTCATCGCCAAACACTGCGGCAAATTTGTCAAAATATTCCTTTGGTTGTTTGTGGATACTTTGCCACGTTGAGATAACAACCCTCTTTTTTATGTCATCCTTTGGAAGACCTGCCATCACTTTGTGACAATTCTGATCCACTTTCCATTTGGTGTTCCCAGCATACTCGTTGAAATCCGAGTACAACTGAGACACTAGACTAGTAGTGGGAACGATGATAAGTATCTTCTTATCTTTTTCTATTTTATCCAATTGATAACGCATTAATGCATAAATGATCAGACTCTTACCTGAACCCGTAGGAGACACCAGCAACGCTCTGTCGTTCCTTAGAGCGTGTGTTATGGCGTTTACCTGATGTTCATGTGGACTAATCTGTTTACCATTTATATGGGGATGTAACCAGTTGTCTATGAAACCACGGGTGATCATTTCCGTGAACCCATTTTGTTTTTTTGGTTCTGCTTGGACTTTGTATCCACGCTCAGAGGCAAACCGAATAACATACTTCTCAAGACCTGCGTAGATCAATTGAGAGAACATGTTATAAAGTTTAATCTGACCATCCCATATGCGTTTCCTATAAGCAGGCATATAGGCATGACCGGGAACTTTAAATGTAAAGTAGTCCGATAGTTCTTTTGCGATGCTACGTTCGCAACGAACTCTAATATTTACGGAATCAACATGCTCAATTAAAAGGTCGCTCATCCCTTTATTTAGGGAAGTGGTGAAAGCGGAACTCTGTTTATATGAATGGCGTTCATCGCAATGCCAGCATCGGCGTGAGGGTCGATAACACTTGGACATGTATCTGCCACTATCGTAGACCTTTTTGAATATGCATTTGACTCACACTTCTCTACAGCGTGGAGTAAACAACTTGGGAATACCATGACAGTTCCCTCCTGTGCCTGAACAGTTTTCACATTATTCAATCCTTCATGTTCAACATAATAAAAAGCACTATTTTTATTAGTATCACTCTTAAAAGATAAACCACCAGATCCCGGAGGATAGTCCAAGTAATAAAGAATAGTCACGCAAGACATCCAATGTCCATGAAAATGTTGTTCTCTCTCCGAATGGTAATGTTCTGTTGGAGAAAAACACCAAGACCGAAGATACTCCCACGAAGTACCCTTAATAAATTTGGTTTTAAGCACATCATTGTAATAATAATCAAGACAGGCGTTAAAAACTTCCCGAAGGGAAGACATTGATTCAGACTCTCTTTTTATAAATTGGACTTCATCGTGTATACCACTCATAAAAGTGTGGGGAGTATCATGTCCCGGTGGACATGCTATCTTATTAATCTCTTTTTCTTGCAATAAAGCATCTTTATATTTTTCATGAACAGGGTTGTTAAACACACATACAGGAAACCCAAACATGTCCAAATTCTGCATTAATTTCAATGCACTCATCATTGTCCTCCTAAGAATTTTTTCCAGTCAATAGCGTTGCGTATTTTATTATGTCGATATGTAATTTCCTTTACAGTCGCATCAAGGTACGCACACATTTCCTTATAATAACGAACTTGTTCTTGAAGAGCGATGAGATCTTCATCCCCCTCCATGTAAATTGGAACGTCCTGCTTTAGTATTTTAAGATCGAAAGGTTCCCACCCTAAATGCGAGAGAACTTCTTCATCTAACTTACCGGTATAATATTCCCATTTCACACGACGCAATTTATTAAACTCATTCTGCTTTCGTTCAAGAATAAGTTTTGTGTCCAAGTAGATATTGAGATACTTATTGTGTAACTGGGGAAGACGCAGCGATTCTGTGTCCAACTGAGTCTCATCAATTTCACTGTCCTGTAAAACCATTTGTTTTATTTTATCAAAGTTCATAACCACTCACGTTAAAAAGATATTTGTTTTCACCGCTCCGGATGGGAGAAACAATTGAGTTTGAGGCGATGGATATCCTAGTCTGATTTCCAGTGTATGGTGTAATGGCATGTCGAATACCACCGGGGAAAACAACAATGTCTCCCTCTTCTATTTCAATTTCTTTCGACATCCTACACCCAGAATCGACTCCGATATTACTCAACATCTCAAACTGCATGATGTCATTATATCGTCTATGCATAGGATTTTCAAGAGAGAAAAGTCCTCCTGTCCCCTGTTCATATTGAAGATAATAAACTGAACACACAGGAGACATGTAATGAGTATGATATCTCATAGGATGTTGTTCTTTATTAATATCATTCGGTTTTGTGTGGACTGCCCATGATTGAGTTATGTCTAAGTTGTCGGTATATCTACCGGAAAGAACAATTTTATAGAAATGATCGTAACAAGACATGAAGGCAGAGCGTAAATCATTAACAGATGAACTATCTCGTTTCAGAAAAGAGTGTCTTTTATTGGTTTGCTCGAACTGTTCCATATCTTTTGGATCAGTGAGAACATCTTTTTCTGTTTCTTTTATGAGGTCTTGTTTATTTTTTTCATGATTATTGTAGTGATACACATAGCAGTCGAAACCAAAAACATCCTCAATTGATTTAATGGTGATCGAATCGTCATTGTATATAAAACCAGTTTCGGGATCCCTACAGTGTGGTAGTAATTCATCATCGTTAAACAAATCAAAGAACTCATCTAATGATGAAGGGAGGACTTCGATATTTTTTCCCAATATGGTTGGTATCAAATCACGAAGAACCACTGTGTACTTTTTATTTTTAACGGTTACTGATGTACTGCCAAGCAGATTATCTAAGTCTCTAAAGTTTATCATAATGTAGTCCTAATACTTCTTCCCTTTTCCTTCGTTGACACTCAGAGTCTACACAGGTTTTGGTTCAAGTCAAGGAATAATTTCACAGTTTTTTGATTTCGTAGTAGTCGTAAGCAAATGTGACCGTAGATTCATATGGAGTTAGTTCTGTGATAGAACTATCAAATTGGAAACCAGTGATTCTAATGGGAAACATATTTTTAAACGATACTTCGATGTTTGGTTGCATCGCACTATTCGTGATGACCAGAGTTCCATCACAAAAGTGATCTTTGGTATTTGGATCGATATCAAAGTGATCGTCAACTACACTTGTTCGTTTGATCCAATCCGAGATCTCTCTCCAGTTACTCATGTCCTCGTCTACCAAGAAAGATACCTCTAGGTTCTGGAAACCTAGTTTGCTTGCAGGATGCTTAATGGAGGCAAATCGGTTATCTTGAATCATGGCGGAGTCATAACCAAAATCTGGTAGAGATGCTTTTGTTACAAAATAATTCATTTGTGGTAGAGCAGAAACTACAAACTGAAAATATGGTGGATAGATGTAGTTTTGACTAACGGGTTGTCTGTCAAGAACAGATTCTTTGGCGAGAGATTCTCTACCAGCGGTGAAACCTCTTACCACGTTTGGACTTTCAAATGGGTTTTCTCTTTTTGGAGGTGTAGTCATACAAGTATGTATAAAGAAACAGGGAGAGGTTTTACCCTCTCCCTGTTCCGTTCAGTTTACCTAAGAATCAGTATCAGGCGTTGGTGCCGTATACGCCGTGTAGTCGATCAACACGGAAGATTCTGTAGTATTGGTTGCTACGAACCGCAGCAGTGCTTGCTGGATCAGACCGATCAGTTCCACCACTCGAAACGAATGGGTTGCTGACCATACCGTAGCGGGTCTTGAACCCGATCTTGGGTTGGAAGGTCTGCTCACCTACTGCACGAACCATCTGGAGTGGAACGTATGGGCAGTAGAAGATACCTGCGTCATATGGCGACGAACCACGGTAACCGATGCAGCAGTAATCCTTACCGGAAACAGAGTATGGGTCAATGTAGACCTTAATGTTACCGTTAAGAGTACCAACGAAGGTGTTTGCGGTGTCATCAGCATAACCGGGAACCTGTGGGGTTGGGGTTAGGTTGAGGAATCCACTCATTGCAAGAGCAGATGCAACGTCAGAGGTAGTGATAAGAATGTTACCCTTACCGCGACGAGTTTCCTTACCGATGACGTTTGCTTCACGCTCGATCTGGTAGACTAGACCACGGAAACGCTCTGCGGACCAACGACCATCGGAATCGAGTTCCATGTCGTAGATACCACCGATATCAGTTCGATCAGTGTCGTTCGTGTAGTAAGTACCAGAAAGACCAGCGGAACCGCCAGCAGAGACAACTTCACCAGTTGAACCTGCACCCTTGTGGAGTAGGTCGGGTTGCTGTGCGCCGAGTTTAGCGGTCTGGTAGATGTTACGAATGACTTCGCGGTTAATCTCAGAAAGAATTTCAGTGCTGAGAATGTTAGCGAGTTCAGTTTCTGCATCAAGACCGTGAACTGCCTTGAGATCCTGAGCGAGTTCAGTGGTGTACTCTGCCTTGAGGGCGCGAGTCTTAGCAACAACGGACTGACGATCAATTGAGAACGCCATTTCGTTGAAGTTGTTTGCAGCAGCATCACCAAGTGCCTCAGCAGTGTTGGTAGGCATTGCTCCACCGAAAGTAGTACCAACAGCACCAATCGTCGAGTTGACGGTCAGTAGCGGATCAACAGCGTCATTAGCGACAAGATCGGCAGTACCACCTGCAAAGTGAGTGGATGCTTCGTTGAAGAGTGCTTCGGTTCCGTCCTGAGTGAGATACTTTGCCTTCATAGCAAAGATGAGTCCTGTGGGAGCGTTCATGGGTTGAACACCACAGACATCATATGCCATTAGGTTTGGCATCGCACGACGGACGAGCGAGATAAGAACTGGATCAAATCCAGCAACGGTAGAGAAAGCACCGTTGGTATCACTGAAACCGGAGGTTCCGAGACCAATGTTGTTGGCAGGTGATGCCTCTCTGAGATACTGCTCTTGGTTCTCTAAGAGAATAGCAGTGACATTTTTTCGATACTCATCAGAAATTGCGGGCATGTCGGCATGTTCGAGAACAGGTGCCCACTTACTTCTGAGTTGTTCGGTAACGAATTCGTTAGATTCCATTTTAGTTTCTCCTTGAAATGTTTTTGGAATTATGCTTTAATATTTACCGGGTAATCAACCCTGAAAATTAGTCTGCTTTTCTACGCTGGCAGACCGGGTTAACATATCAGAGTAGAACTTCATAGAACCGTTTAGTGAGGGGGCGTGTACCTCGTCTGCGGATTCAGTGATTGTGTCACCCACAATTTCATTTGCAAGTTCGTTGGTTTCTGAAATATCATCAAAATAGTTTTCTCTGAGGACAGCAAGTTTATCTCTAAACTGATCCTCTGAATCGTATTCAAGTCCCTCTGCGAGAGACTGTAGTTTTTCTGTTTCGGTCTCGGTTAGACCTTCAGCAACTTCATTGAAGACATTGATGCAACGAGAGACCATAGCGTCCTTGTTGAGTTCAGTGTTCTTCTGAATTTGTTCGTCGAGTTTGGTTTCGAGACCAGAGATCTTCTCGTAAAGACCTTCGAGTAGATCATACTTGTCATCAGGAACGCTAATGTAGTGATCTTCAAAGAGACCCTTAAGACCAGTCATGAAGGACTCAGCGATGTCGCCCTTGAGACCACGTTCAATGGCAAGTTCGTTGTCCTTCATCCACTCTTCAACAACATAGGAAAGATAGTCATCCATTTTATTGGATAGTTCATTACGGAACTCTTCTTTATCTTCCTCTAGTTGAGCAGCAGACTCTGCTTCAATTTCTTCTCGGAGTGCTTCAACTCTCATGTTAATGGCAGACTCGAAAATGATTGTTGCTTTATCTTTGAAGTCTTCGGTAAGTTCTTCGCCAGTGAATAGAGCATCGAGATCCTCTTTCATCGAGGGTTTCTCAATCTTACCCGAAGCGGCAGATGGTTTGGGTTTACCAGCATCGACCTTTTTAGCACCCTTTGCTTTCTTGAGAGTTTCTAAGTCGCCCTCGGTGTCAGCACGGGTGTCTTCAAGTGGGTGGGAATCAAGACCCTTTTTCTTGAGTTCGGCGGGGACAGCGGTTTCGTCGAGTTCATCCTCGTCGTCATCGTCATCGTCGTCATCGTCGTCGTCATCTTCTTCCTTGACGGACTTCTTCTCTTCGAGATCTTCTTCGGACTCTTCGTCCATCTTGGTCTCGTACTTGATGCCTTCCTTCGCCATCATCTCTTTCATTTCTTTGTAGGACATTGCTTCCATTTTTTCTACCATTTCGGCAATTTCCTCTTCAGAAGCACCGTTGTCGGATAATTCCTTCATCATTGCTTCCTTCATTGCTGCCATTTCCATTTTCATTTCCTTGGCATTCATTTTCATTTCGTCGGTCGAAGACTTGCCTTCTAGAATTGCCTTCGCTGTTTCAATTGGGTCTTTACGAGTCATTGTCTGCTCCTTATTAACTCTTTGTTATCTATAATTAAATTAACTTTGACAGGAAATCAGCGAAGGCATACAACTTC